CCAATCAAAATTCTAGGATTGTTAAATAGTGATTGGAATAGTGAAACAATGGGTGGTGGGTTTATGCACGACAATAAATTACACTTCCTAAAGCCTACAAGTTTCGTTATATTTGATTCGAATAAAGTACATTGTGCTCAAGATGTATTGACAGATAAGAAAAGATTCGCAATAGATTACGCAGTGAAAAAGATATGAGTATAAGAGATAAGTTTGCATATGTAACTACAAAAGCACAAGACCAGACTTTGATAGGTATTAAAGAAGGTAAGTTTGCTGGTGTAGTATATAAATATGGTAAAGTGTCATTTGCAGAAAAAGAAGATGAAAATGGTAACTTGCCAATGAAGTTTCATTATGATATAGTAGATAATAATGAAATACCAAGAGAACAATTTGGTGAAGATTTTTTCACCCTCATAGGAGATATCCTAGTAGAAGTAATAGAGGAACAATCAAATAATGAATCAGTCGATAGAAAGAACAGCTCTAAGTAACTTAATCACGAATGAAGATTATGCAAGAAAGGTAATCCCATTTCTAAGAAGTAACTATTTTAAAGTAAGAGAAGAAAGAATTGTATTTGAAGAGATACAAAAGTTTGTCGACAAGTATAAGAAGATACCTACTAAGACTGCACTAGAAATAGAAGTAGATAATAGAAAAGATTTAAACCAAGATGACCATGATAAGATTGTTAAACTTATCACAAGTTTAAATTCTACTGATGTAGATTTAGAATGGTTATTAGAAACAACAGAAAAGTTTTGTAAAGATAAAGCTATATACAATGCGATTGTAGATGGTGTAGAGATTATCGAAGGTAAAGATAAGAAGAGAACACCAGATGCAATACCAGACATACTTACTGAAGCACTTGGTGTTTCATTTGATAACAGTGTAGGACACGATTACCTAGCTGATGGTGAACAAAGGTATGACTACTATCACAAAAAAGAGGAGAAGATACCGTTTGATTTAGAATTTTTCAACAAGATAACGAAGGGTGGGTTACCACCAAAGACACTGAACATTGCACTTGCTGGAACAGGTGTAGGTAAAAGTTTGTTCATGTGTCATGTAGCATCTAGTTGTCTTGCACAAGGAAAGAATGTATTATACATTACAATGGAGATGGCAGAAGAAAAGATTGCCGAAAGAATAGATGCAAATATGATGAATGTAGAAATTCAGAACTTACCACAGTTACCTAAGATGATGTTCGAGGATAAACTCACACAGATTAGGAAGAAGACAAGTGGAAAACTAATAATTAAAGAATACCCAACTGCGTCTGCACATAGTGGACATTTTAGAGGGTTAATCAAAGAACTAGCTATTAAGAAGTCATTCAAACCAGACATTGTGTTTATTGACTATCTCAATATTTGTGCATCAAGTAGATTTAAAGGTGGTACAAATATTAATTCATATACAATCATAAAGTCGATTGCAGAAGAACTAAGAGGACTTGCAGTGGAAACAAATGTTCCATTCATGTCTGCAACCCAAACAACCAGAACAGGTTTTGTATCTAGTGATATAGGACTGGAAGATACTTCTGAAAGTTTTGGACTACCTGCTACTGCTGACCTTATGTTTGCACTCATATCCACAGAGGCCTTGGAGCAAATAGGTCAGATGCAAGTTAAACAGTTAAAGAACAGATATAACGACCCCAGCATGAACAAACGATTTGTTGTGGGAGTGGATAGAAGTAAGATGAGATTATATGATGTTGAATCACAAGCACAAAGGGAGATAGTAGACAATGGACAAGAAAAAAAACTTAATAGAGAATTTGACAAACCGTCTTTTGGGAAAGATACAAAGGATAAACAAATTGAAAGATTTTCGAAACTCAAGGTCTAACTTTTATGTTAGCAAAGACGACAAAGATGTAGAAAGACCCTTTACAGTTGTAGAGTGTGCTTCAAGAAGAGTTATAACTAGGTGTGAAACAAGAGATATTGCAGAAGGTATCGCAAAGTTTCAAAATAAAACACCGACATTTGGTAATACTGGATTCCCTGACTTTTTAAAAGAATAAATAGTATAAAACAGTTTTGTACTAATGGGAGCTTGGAATGTCTTTGAATAGATTTGTTCGTCAACTAAAACCAATACAAGAAAATAAAGTAAACTATGTAGATGCTATCCAAAACTTCATGGAGGCAAAGGGTTTAAATATTGATGAATTACAAAAAATTCGTGATAATAAACCTAGATTAAATATTTTAATAGATGTCATAAACAATCAAACTAAAGTTCAAACAACTAAAGGTAAAACTTCTCTTAATTTTATAAATCAACTTGATAAAACTGCAATGGAAACTAGTGATTTAATATCAGCCTTTCTTAAGCCAGGTAAGAAAACCTATAAAAAAGTTTTTGTGACTGATAAAGGTGAAGAAATAAAACTAAACGATATATTAAAAACCGATATGTTTGGTGGTGGTCGTGGTTCAGGTGGTGGTTCAGAAAATACTGCAATAACAGAATGTGCTCAATGTATTTGGTTATCAGAAATATTCAATGGTGTTGACCCTGATAAAATTGATTTAAATTCATTGCAGTTTAAAGACTTTGATATTGATGATACTATAGCAAAAATACAAAAAGATATGACAGATGATTGGATTTCTTCTAGTGTTAAAGTTGCACAAGAGATGAAAAAAAACATGAGAGGTCAATATATTTTTCACAGAGGTTCTCAGTTTGTACAAAATATAAATCAAACTTTTTCTTATTTAAATAAACTTGCGAAACCAAAACCTTTTGCGAATGTTAACAAGTGGAGTCCAGCTGATATATGGTGTCAAAGAAAAGGTTTTAACCCAGACTTAAGTAAATATGGTAGTATCGGTGAGTTTAACAATGACCTAAAAGAAATGTATGATAAGGGAAATTTAGTGGGTGTTTCTTTAAAAAAGGTTACTACTGAAAAAGTCCCTGTGTCACAACACAATACAACAGGTTTTCTTAGAAGACCAGTTAGGTTCGTTGGTTTTACAATGGGTGCAAAAAGATTTTGGGACTCTTTAGATGCTTATGTTAATATGTCACCGAGTGGTTCTAAAGATTTATTATCAATACAGTTAAGAACATTCGGTGATTTTCAGTGGCAAGGAGGTATAAAAGGGTTGGCTGCTGGTGGGGGTAAGATTGGTGGTGGTATCATTTTAAATACTATGCAAGCTGAAGGTTTAAAGTTAGAAAACCTTTCAAATATAAAAAGAAATACTGCGTTTGTAAAAGATAAAAATTTAAGTAAAAAAATTAATCCTATATTCTTAAACGAGTTTTTTCAATTATATCAAGGATTAATGAAATCTAGATATTATAATAAAGGTACTGACAAACCAAGTAGAGCACCTTTAATTAAAGACTATAAAACATTTGAAAAACAGTTTAAACAAAATTTATTGGGTATAGGAGGTAAAACTAAATATACAAATGCTAATTCTCAACATAATTGGTTGTACTCAAAATATATATCATTAAAAGTAATAGAAATACTTATGGGGTCAAATGGTGTCAATATAAAAACTGACCAATCTAGGGGAAACAAATCAATAGATGGTATGGTTGGTTACGCAATGTCAGAGAGTAAAGAGTCTGCAGCTTATATAAAGTACGGAAAATAAATGTTAAGATTTACAGAAATAATAACTGAAAGTAAGGCTGGTAAGAACTTACACCTAGAACACATTGAAGATGAGATAATCAATAATGGTGTTGATGGTGGTAGAGCTGCAATCAACTTTTTGCGTTCACTACGAGATATGTTATCTGGTAGTGCAAGGTCTTCAGTCAGTATGACAGTCAAGTGGGACGGAGCTCCTGCTATCTTTACAGGTATTGACCCATCAGATGGACAGTTTTTTGTTGCAAAGAAATCAGTATTCAATATCAATCCAAAACTATACAAGACAGATGCAGAGATAGATGCAGATTTATCTGGTGATTTAAACTCAAAGTTTAAGATTGCACTTGCAGAGTTTCCAAAGTTAGGTATCAAGAATGTATTACAGGGTGACTTGATGTATACAGATGATATAGAAACAGAAACCATAGAGGGAATAAAGTATTATACATTCCAACCTAATACAATCGTATATGCAGTTCCAGTAGATTCTGATTTAGGTAAGACTATGAACAAGTCAAAGATAGGTATCGTGTTTCATACAACCTATGAGGGTAAAGAGTTACAAGATATGAAAGCAAAGTTTGGTGCAGACACATCTAAACTAAAAAAGACAAGTTCAGTATGGTTAGATGATGCAACATACAAAGATGTATCTGGTACTGCAACATTCAATACAAAAGAAACAGAATCAGTAACAGCTGTCTTATCAAATGTGGGTAAGACATTTCAGAGAATAAACGCACCAATGTTAAGAAGTTTTCTTAAACTTCAAGATGGTATGACTGGTAACCTTGTCGGTGCGTCATTAAAGACATTCAATAATACTAAAGTTCGACAAGGACAAAAGGTTACCAATCCAAAGAAACACGCAATAGACTATGCATCTCATGTTCAAAAACACTTTGACAAAATGATTGATAAGGTAAAAACACCAGCTGCAAAGAACAAATATCAGAAAAAACAAAGAGAATATGTCAGAGAATTTAGAAAACACGCAAGTAATCTAGGGAATGTAATACTCTTTCAAAATCTTATGATAGATGCGAAGATGCAAATAGTAAGAAAACTAAATAGTGTTAAGGGTCTAACGGACACTTTTATACGAACTGCAAATGGATATAAAGTAACAAATCCAGAAGGATATGTTGCAATTGATAGAGTTAAAGGTAACGCAGTTAAATTAGTAGACCGTATGGAGTTTAGTTATAATAACTTTACGGCTATAAAGGCATGGGACAAATGAAACAGTTTAAAAAGTTATACGAAAAGGATATGTATTGTGGTGATGAAGAATTTGACAAAATCCTTGATGAGTTAACAGAGTTCAGAGTTATAGGTAAAGCACAACGCAGAAAAATTGCGAGAAGAATGGCGAAACTTGTTAAGACTGCTGGTTTTAAGAAGAAAGTCGAGAGGTCTAAAAGAAAGATAGCATCTGTTGCAAAACAGAAAGTTAAGGCTGCTAAACTTGCAAAACAAAAAGTCATAGACAAATATTTTCCAACATATAAAAGTATGGGTTTACCACAAAGGGTTAAGATTGACCAGAAAATACAACAGAGATACGGTGGTATGATAAACAAACTATCTGTAAAACTTATGAGAGTTGTAAAGAAAAAAGAGATAGAGAAGGTTAAGAAAGCAAGAGCAAGTGTTGGTAAAGAAGATGCGTAAGTTTCACGAACAGGCTAGTTCAGTAGTATTCACCTTTGGTAGGTTTAATCCACCCACCACAGGACACGAGAAACTATTAGATAAATTAAAGACAGTCGCTGGTACAAGTCGATATGTAGTTTTTCCATCTCAATCACAAAATCAAAAGAAAGACCCATTACCATTTGCACTTAAAGTTGCATACATGAGAAAGATGTTTCCTAAACATTCTAAAAGTATACTTGCAGACAAAAAAGTATACAACGCATTTGATATAGTT